TTTTAAAGGGAGATCGCACATGCAACCAATTAATCAGGATTCCACCCCTCGTACTCTTTCCTTAGACTCTGTACGCTTCTTCCTCTGTACAACCCCTTTGGAGTTGTATTGGGATGAATCTACGTACGCGGTCCTTGGAGAAGTCGAAGCCGATGGTTTCCTATTGAAGGTTTATATGCGTCGTTCCGATCTTTCAGTGTTTGTGTTCCCTTCTCGGATCAAGACTTCTGGCTATCGCAGCCGGTATCTTGAATTCGAATCTGCAGTGATCTCTGTTCAGCTCTTCTTGCACCGTAAATTCAGTGCGGAGCGTGAACTCAACGAGTTGTTTAAAAACGACTCAGAGTAATCACTGTATCGGGAGTCACAAACAGTTACCCACCTCATCCCGAGGTGGGTGCTTGTGACTTTCATGATAATATGTACCATGTGTCATAAAGGAGGTATGTCATGCGCATCGTTGGCGTTGGGTCCCGTCCGGTGGTAGATCTTGCCATCGTTAACGGTTTTCCCACTTCTGATAAGGCGTATTGGCCGCTTCCGGCTGATCCCATTGCGAGGCTCTTCACAGAGATCGCATACGAGATTCCGTCTTGTTTCGTTGATTCGGCGATTGGTGATAACCATCCGCCGGAAAATCGACCTGAGATAGACTATCGTCTACCGATTGAAGTGAGGGATAAATCAGGTTTCTACGATGATACCTATTATGGTTCATTCGTTGACAATCTGAGGGTTTTTGGTAATGTGTTTGGCCTTAATAGCCTTTCACATCCAAGTCTACCTAAGAAGGAGACACCGATTTCCCACTGCACTCTCAATGGTTCCTATCGCTTTCAAGGCGAAGGGAATACGTGGTACTATCCCGAATATCCGGGTGTAAGCAGTAAAGATCAGGGTCAACTGGCTCATTTCATTGAGTTCAGAAAACGCTGGTCCTACACTAACACCACTGGCGTAGATGACGTATGGATCCGTAAGGATTCATCCAATCCAAACCAGTACAGCACTCGCACGAACCTCGCCTTAGGGCGACCTCGTGCTCGCATGTCGGATCGTCTAGCCGATCTCCTCTATTGGAGTAATGGTGGGCAGGACTGGGGCGGGATTGCATATCCTGTCTTCGCCCTGTTTGCCTATACCATGGTGGAGAATCTAGAGATATCTAGTGTTGGACTTGACACAAAGATATCTTACAACCTGCGTTGGAATACTTCCAACCTTGTCGGCTCTGTGCAGTTTGCCCCCCGATATGGGTGGTATTACCGGAATGAGCTTACTTTAAGCTTTATTCCTGGTGGATCTGATCCTAACGTGTTCCTTTCACAAGGACAGTATTATCAGGTCAACTCCATAGGGACGCTTGTGACTAAGCTTCGTTCCGAGTGTCTTGAACACTACGGCAGCCAAGCCCCGTCAACAGACCCTGCTGCTTCCCAAGCAGGCGAAATTTGGGAAGGCTTGAACGAGTCCACCACGACTACCGTCGTTTCTTATGTCACGCCACCTCAACCTGGGTTTTTACCCAGTGTTAATGTGGCATTGAAACGATATTCGCCGTTAGTGGATTTTCAGTCCAGAGTACACGCTCTGCAGCGTGATATTCGTACAAGCAGTTTCTTTAGTGCCAGCGATGCTTTGAGTGATTTAGAGGAATCGGTCAACACCAATATGATCGAGACAATTTCCCAATTATCTCAATTCTTCGAGGTCCTCCCGGACCTTAAGGGCCTTGCTGCCATTTTTGCAGATATCAAGGGCGCACCGATCAAGAGTCTCGGTGAGATGTTGAAATGGATGAGTGGCGAGAGGCTTCGATTTGCCTTCGGCACTACTCCCAACTATCAACTCATCAAGGATGTGATCCCTGCGATTGGACGATCTATCAACTATTTTCAGACTATTGGACGTGGGCCTGTGACGGCCTATGGACAATTCACGTACAACTTCCCTCAAGGGGAGTTTGGACGTGATTCATCTAGCCTAGTTGCGAGATCAAAGGTGGTTTTAAACACCTTTCCTTCAGGGGTACTACGCTCAATACTGGAACTTTCCAGTTTGGGTATCTTACCATCTCCATCCAATGGTTGGGCTCTTATTCCTCTGTCTTTTGTCGTCGATTGGGGACTTAATGTCGCTGGTCGCCTCAAATCTCTTGAGGACCTGACTTTCTTGGCAGGTTTAGATCTCAACTATATGGTCCACTCCTATAGCATTCTCTCTCCGGTTTTGCCGGATGAGTTAAATGCTCTCGGAGTGAAACCGTTGAGTCCTGTTCCACCACTCCTTAAGATGTATATACGTGATTTCTCACGTAACATACCTATTCCTCGGGATTCTAGGTGGGACTTCCTCATGCCGAACAGATTGCCCAATTGGTCAATTGCCGGCTCTCTTATCGTCCAACGATCGATCTAGAATGATCGCTCAAGCGTGGTAACCGTTCTTTTGCAGTTTATCTGCGATCCCGGGTCACGTCTTACGACCTTTCTTGTTCAACAAACCCGTACGAATTTATCGTACGTGTCATCAAACTATCGAAAGGATAGCTAAAATGACAACCACTTATCCAATTCTACGCGTGGGAGGCACCGCAACGGACGTTTCTATTTTGAAACTATCCGAGGCGCTGTTTACCCTCGTCAAAGAGGAAGTGATTTCACCACTTATCACCAAATCGACGTATACTATTGCGTCGGGTGATCAGTCCACTCCTACTACCGTCGTAGTCCAATGTAAAAAGGACCCGAAGGGTAATGGTGGCCGTGGTGTTATATCGACGACCTTCGCTTTCAACACGTTCGTACAGCGGTTTGACGACTCGGTTTTGATATACTCCGAGCCGACCTCTGCCGTGTTGGCCGTTAACTTACCAGCAAACGTACCTATGGTCGCTTCGACGATCGTCGACATGCTAGAGAACCTTTATAGTCTCTGGTATACGACGATCACAACGAAGGAACCGGACACTGCGCGCATCTCTAAAACGATGCTATTCGGTGTTTCTAGGGCGTTCTAGCCGGCAAACCCGTGGACGATTCGATTCGCATCGAATCCTCGCACGAGTTCTTCACTGCTTCCTTAAGCGGTGAGGAGTTACAGTTACTTTGCAATGACTTTGGCGGGAACGGACGTGAGCTTGTAAGTCACTTCTTCCCCGCCTGGGTCAGTCTCCTTTATGACAGCCCGTTGAACGTTCATGGCCTAAAACCCACACGTTTGTACACTCAACTTAAGAAGAGTGTTCTACGTGACGGTCTAATGGCTACATTGAAGTTCTATGGATCCCTAGCCGATTTACTCATGTCTTCTCAGAATGAGGTCGGCTCCATTGATTTTACGAATCAATGGGTTGATGAATTTAGAATGACCCCGGTTTTCCGGGAATTCCATAAGTTTCATCAAACAGGTGATCCTCGACTCGCTACGTATCTGCTCAGCTTCTGCCTTTTCGGGAAGAAACTTAAGCTAGAGTTAGAAACCTGGCACTCCGTCGCATTTCGCGATTGGGAGGGGGTCGAGTCTAAACTGTCTACACTGACTTTCGATGATGCCGATATGAAGGTCCTAAAGACCATCGTTACGGTATTGTTGGAGGGCTTTTCGGTCGCAAATGTCTACCCAAAATTTGGGCCTGGCAAAGTTGCTGACCGCGAAATTCGCGACTCAATTGAAAAGGCTCATCACCTATCACTTGACCCGCAGTTGGTGACCATCCTTGCTAGCATCGATGATGCTACAGAAGGTCGGTTTGCCCAGGCTTTTTATGGCCCGCGCAGCCCGAGTACAAAGGGGATCCGTAGGAAGCCCGCGCGATTGAAGTTTGTCCCAAAAGACATCTTCAAGTCGAGGTCCATATGTATGGAACCTAATAGCGTCATGTTTGTCCAACAGGCGCTGCTCGAGGCTTTCGTTTCGGTCTTCGAGGCTGGGCTTATGTCCAGATTCGTCAACCTTCGTGACCAATCTCTTAACCGTGAGGGAGCCATGTATGGCTCTTACACGGGTGACATTGACACGATTGACTTATCATCTGCTTCGGACTCTGTCTCTTGGGCTTTGATTAAGAGAATTTTCCCAAAGGAAGTTCTCTTTTATCTCGCTTTGAGTAGGAGTCGCGACGCAGTGATGACGGATGGTAGCGTCAGGCGGTTGTGGAAATTCGCACCTATGGGTTCAGCACTATGCTTTCCCATACAGTGTGTAGTTTTTACCGCTGTTTGTATCTACTCCGCGATGCGCCAGAGTGACTGGCTTGCTACGCAGCAAGCAGGCGTTCCGGGGCATAATTATGTGACTCAAAAGGGTGTTCGTCACTTTATAGAGACGGCATTCTATGAGTCATATGGTTTTACTCACCCGGATATAGGAAAGTTTCAGCCTGTACACGTATACGGCGATGACATCTGCGTAGATGCATCACTGACTCGTGAGCTTATTACCATCCTATCGCGACTTGGATTCACAGTGAATGAAAAGAAATCATTCATGAACTGTTCCTCGTTCCGAGAATCTTGCGGGGGTTATTACCTTCGGGGATTTGACGTGACGCCTCTCAGATACGCTATGTCTGAGAGGACTTCGTGGAAAGATGCGAGGTATGTTGCGTCAGGGATTGCTCTGTGTAACAGAGCAGGTGACTATGGGTACTTCAATTTAAGAAGATACCTACTTCATAGTGTGCTGTGGGTGGAGGGACGCAAACGTCCACTGCTCTTCAGCACTGATCGTGATCTGCCGTTCGCGATTTTTAGCGAACTGCCGGTTAACGATCACCTAGAGCGCGCCGTTTTTAAGAGTGTTGAGGCCTGCAGAAATGCCGGCAGCAACGCCCTCGATTACCAGCGCAGCGAGGCTAGATGTGTCACTTTCATGTACGAGCAAGCTCGTAGTCCTACTCTCCTTGAGGAGGATAATTATGAGCATTACCTCTACATGAGGTGGTGGGCCAGACAACGCTTTGAAAGCGATGTACCCGAATTAACGGGTACTTCAAAGCGCGTGACGGTAGGGTCCCGTCTCAGACTGGTTTGGTTTCCGGTCTGATGGCTGATGTGATGGGG